GGGTTCAGAAAGATCTATCTTGAAAAGGTTCGTAAGATGTTGTAAATGTTGAGAGAAAAATTATTTCACTCAAAATTGAAAATAATGATTGCCTTTTCTGGCAATAACGACGATACTCTTTTTATCGGAAGGGAGAGGCCCTGACGGTTTGAGAAAGGAACTAACAATGATTAATCGCTTTATCGTGACTGCTGAGAAAACAATGACCTGCAGCGACGGTCGTATCTTCGAAGAAGAGGGCACAGTCAATGATTTTCGTACTCTGAGCCACAACGGCAAACAGATCGTTACCATCAGCCCACAGGTCGACCAGACATTCCGGACTCAATCAGAGGCTGAAGATTATATTGCCACTCTCCCTGCAACAACAACCAGCGCAACGACAATCGCAAATACTTTTAAATATTCTGTTGAGCCTATTGGTTACGAATATTGCAACCTCCATGGCTACAGTGACGTTGATCCTTATGAGATCATCAAGATCACTCCCAGCGGCAAAACCATGCATGTTCGCGCCATGAGCGCAGAGCGTCACCCCGACTGGAAGCCTGAGTTCGTCTCAGGTGGCTTCACAGCCCATTGCACCAACAACAATTCCCAGCGCAAAGCTTGGATCATCAAGTCAGACCCAGAAGGCCAAGTAATGACTGTTCGTCTGCAAAAAGATGGCTCTTGGAAAAGCGCAATGGGTCGTCACGCTCTCAGCACCGATGCTGTCAAAAAGTACGACTATAACTTTTAATCTCTGGGGCTTCGGCCCCACCACCTCCTCAAATTTTAGAAAGGCACTATCATGAACAAGCACACTCCATCTCAACGCCCAATCACTGACTGGGTTGGCAAGCAGCGCATCACATGGTGTGGCCCATACGCCATCGCCGTTATTTGTGGTGTAGCCTATGAGCCTGCATACCAAGCTGCCAAGCTAGTACGCGGCAAACGCCACGCAAAAGGCATCACCAACTCCAACCTGAGAGCTGCGTGCCGGATGTTCGGTGTGAATGGCAAGTGGAAGTCTCTCGAGAAGCGCACCAAGCTCTCCAAATTCCTGCCGACGCTTGAGGCTGGCAAAGTCTACGTGATCCAGATCACCAAGCATTTCCTCGTGGTCGACACTCGTGACTTCACCACCATCGATAATCAAAACCGTGAGTGGATCGCAATGGACGCGACCAAGCACAAAAACAAGTTGGTGCACAACGTGTTCGAAGTCACCAACCCCAAATTCGACGCTGAGGATGATCCTTGGTTGATCGAGCCTCTGGCTGCTTCTGGAGCCTGAGCCCAATCCCTGAGCATGGATTCAAACTGCTCATTAAACTTCAAACTGAGAAAGAAATATAATGACAACACCAATCGAAGAAACTCAAGAGCTGCACGTCTTGATCGAGTCGGTCTCGCAGCAACATAATTGTTTTGGCGTCACTCAAGAAGGTGAGACGATTTTCATCGGCAACCGCATCGGCAAATTCCTCAACCTCGACATTGGGGATCAGGTTCTGGCGCATGCTTTGCCTAACTACGAAAATCACGCGAGCCGCATTGATTGGCGTGCTGTGCGTTGCGTCAAAATCTCTGAAACGCCTTCTGCTTCTTTGCCCAAAGAAGGTGATCGTCCTGTCAACGCAACTGTTGTTGCCAAGCACGGTGCCACCCAGATCCAAAGCAACATCATCGACATCCTGCGTGCGCAAGAAAATTACTTGACGACAGGGGAATGTGATGAGGCTTATTATGAGGCGCACCCCAATCAAAAAGACAGGCTCCACCGCTCCGAGGTCAGCAATGCCTTGGCCAAGGCTCACCAATATGGTCGTGTGGTCAGGGCAGGAGTGATGGCCAGCTCGGGCAACGAGAAGGCTTCATTGGTGCTTTGGGCCAGTGACGTGAATAAATTTAAATAGTAAAAAAGTAGAGGTCTTTGTTTTTAAACAATTCTTTCTTCTTTACTTTTCGGTGGGAAAGAGCGATACTAAGCTATCAAATGAGAAAGGAACAAAAAATGCAAATCGATTGGACTGATCATGACAAAGACCTCTACATGTCCCTCAAAGGCTGTGTCAACAAAGGTGGGTATTTTTCCTCTGTTGGCCAAATGAATTATATGGCTCGCGTTGTGGGCCACAACTCTTATGCCAAAGATGGTGAGAGCCACTGGGATGGCAGCGTTCCATCCGCAGTTGGCCAGAGCATCGTGATCCTTGAAGCTCCGATCATCGTTGAGTATGCAGGATCAACCCCTTGGGCCCAAGGCACAACTGGTTGGGGTCGTCGCAGTCGTGACTTCTGCAGAGCATTCGTTGTTGACGCTGTTGGTGTGGTGGCTATGTACAAGATCCACCGCTCCTACGACGATTCAACTGGATCCTCTTGCCCTAACCCCAAGCGCACTGAGGTGATCTTCGAGCGTGACAATTCTATGGCTGCTGAGAAGCTCGCTGAGTTGACATCTGCGAACGATGCCAAAGCCAAAGCAATCGCCAATGCAAAAGCTGCTTCCAATTTCATCGGGGAGGTTGGTGATCGCCTAGACTTCCAAGGCACAGCACGTCTCGTCTGGAGAGGTGAGAATCAGTGGGGCACAACATACATCTACCTCATCAAGACCCAAGACGGCAACACCATCAAGTACATGGGCAAGTGGCTTGGTGAAGGTGAGAGCTTTCCAATCAGCTTCAAAGCAACCGTCAAGAAGCACGAAGAATACAATGGCGAGAAGCAGACTGTTGTCAACCGTCCAATGAAAATTCAAGTGGGGGAGCTGGCATGATCCCCTGCCCAGAGTGTGAGCACACAGGCCACAAAGGAATGGTTGAAAAGACTTTGTACCAGCGTTTCGGAGGGACGCTGGAGCCTGTTGGTGAGTGGGTTGATTGCGAGGATTGCAATGGCTCCGGAGAAGTCGAGTGCGACGAGGACAACTGCGTTGATGGGTGGATTGAGGATGAGCGTCCGGAGAGTTGTGGTGGTGGACCCAGAGAGCATTTCCACTGGGTGATGTATCGTGACCCATGCCCGAAGTGCAAGCCAGATGAGGAAGAAGACGATGGGTGAATATGATTGCTGCAATTGCGGGGAGACTTTCCACCTGCACGAGCCACCATTTGATGGCTCTGAGATTTGCGATCCTTGCCGTGAATCTTACAAATCTAGTCTGGCTGAAATGCTAGACAATCCTCTGGAGACTTTGGCCAAGTTGAACCTGCGAGGAGACAACCATGTGGGCAACTGAAATAATCAAAATTGGCGAGGGAATAAAACGTGTGGTGGAATATAAAGACATGACATATTCCGCAGCTATGAACAGTCACAACTATTACATGATGAGATATGTTGGCGACTACAAAACTTATTTTGTTTGGAGGGAACCACAATGATTGCGGAACTTTGCTTGTCGTTAGCTCTTTATCACGAGGCTCGTGGAGAGCCACTCAACGGCCAGAGAGCTGTGGCTGAGGTCATAATGAATAGGGTTGAGTCTGATCGCTTCCCTGACACCATCTGTGGTGTTGTCATGCAACCTAATCAATTCAGCTTCGTCAGCCCCAATGGTTGGGCTGGAATTCCGACAGACGGTGACTTGTGGGCTGATGCAGAAATGTTCGCTCAGGATGCCATATTCAATCACAAGACTGGTGAGAAATATTGGGGTGGATATTATTACCACTACCATGCCACTAGCGTTTCGCCTGTTTGGGCTGAAGAGATGTATCCTGCCATGACGATAGGGAACCATGTGTTCTATTCTGACAACCTAACCAAGCCAAAGAAAGTGAGGCCAAAATTACGACCATGGAAATAGACAAAGCTCATGGCAGGTTCTGCCTAGCCAAAGTCAAGCTAGATGGTGATGCTATCCAGAAGTTGGCGGCATTGCCAGGATTTAAGAAGTGGGTTGGCAGGGACTTGTTGTTTGCGCCAACTGGAGCCAACATAAGCCACATCAACAAGCATTGGCCTAGGGCGGTGTGGTCGGAGGCTGCTTCGCCCATCCTAGACGATTATATTGAGACAATGCATCAAGCTGAATTGACTCGCAAAGAAAAGGCTTCAGCCCCGAAAGATCTGGGTGACTTCCTTTTCAAGACCAAGCCATTCGATCACCAGCGCAAAGCATTTTACATGAGTCGGGATAAAGAGTCTTTCGCTTTGCTCATGGAGCAGGGCACAGGCAAAACCAAAGTCATAATCGACAATGCTGCGTATCTTTATGCTTCTGGTGACATAACTGCGTTGGTCGTCATTGCGCCCAATGGGGTGCACCGCAACTGGCTCAACAAAGAGATCCCCGACCACATGCCAGAGTGGTGCAACCACTCGTCGGCATATTATTATTCGGGGATGAAGTCCAGAGACAAAGCCAAGTTTGACGACATATTATCTGGGCAAGACAAGCTGAAGATATTTTCATTCAATGTTGAGGCTTTTGTAAGCCAAACAGCTGTGGCATTGATGAACAAGATCCTCCTGAGCAACAAGGTTCTTTTGGTGGTTGACGAAAGCTCTCGGATCAAGCGTCCAGGAGCCAAGCGCACCAAAACAATCCACAAGTTTGCAAAACAAGCCAAGTATCGCAGGATCATGACAGGCACACCAGTGACCAAAGGTCCAGAGGATGTGTACAGCCAGTTCAGATTCCTCGATCCTTACATCCTCGGGTACGACAGCTTTTATTCTTTCAGGGCAAGATATTGCGTGATGGGAGGCTACGAAAACAAGCAGATAGTTTCTTATCAATATATGGATGAGCTG